GTGTAGTTAACATGCAAAATATAAAATATGCAATATGTATTAAAATGTGTTATCAGCATTAGGAACAGGATACTCAAAAACCGTAGGAACACAGACAAAGTAGATAAAATCAAAATCTACTGCACCTGCAACATAGGTTTCCAAGACTGGCCAACCATTATCAGTAGTGGTATTGGTCATACCACACCGAGTAGTAGCTGTCACTCGGACACTCTCCTTTTCGGTAGTACCGTTCCAAGAGTCACGCGTCGTCACATAAGTAGGGCGAAATTTCCACCGCGAATATTGTGGTGTAATCACTGATACTGCGCTCTGTGTATTTGTATTGGTCAAAGCTAGACCGCGCTGGCCCCACGCAGTACGGTTGACGCCCAACTGAGAGGTGACTGATATGCGTGACAAAGCAGACGCCTGACCCACTGGTGAATTAACAGTGAACCTATTAAGAGCTTGTCGCGGTGGGGTATCTAGAATATGCGTCCTAGGATCCCTTTCCACTGTCAACGAATCAATCAGTGCTTGGCCATTAGATATCACATTGAAGTGGTGTACAATACCACCCCTATAACCCACGAAACAATTACCTAACCAATTTAATGTAGTATTAGGTGAGTACTGGAACTGGGCTTTGCCATTAGGTGCTAAAATTTGCGTCGCATAATTTACACCATCAGGGGTAAATCCATATCCTGTGGGAAAACGGGGTACATAGTTAACCAGATTTTTCAATCCGTCTGTGAAAAATACCCCATCCGCCGAATAAGGATTACCAAGTAACGAACGGTGATGAAAATTTGCTCGATGTAATAGAGGACGCAATGAAGCAATTGTTTCCCCAACAGTTATAGCGTTTGTACCTAATGGCCGCTGTTCAGTTCCTATATCGGCTAGTTGCTCAACTGTTTCCTCAGATTGAACATTAAGGAAAGACCACTGAGGAATTTCATTTGGGATTGAAAATTCCAAATCAGGTCCACCTCGAGCAAACACCAAAATATCAATAACTTGGGAAGTGGCTGGTCCTGTAAGTTCATTAAGTACTGTTACACGGATAACGCCATTGTGGGACTGTGAATCAAAAGTTACCGTTCCATCACTAGTCACAGCCCAATTATTAGCATACCCTGTAGTTCGCAACCAAGGGCGTGAAGCCTTATAAGGAATAGCAAATTCTACTTCAGTCTCATATTGTAAATCTACAATACGAGTCATTGTAGTTGTTTCTGCATTCGTCAAAGGAACCGTGTTGGGGTCCCATGAAATCTGAACACGTCCAGTTTGATATCTACTCTTAATAAACTTAAAAGTGTATATCATGCTTCCACGCCATTGAGCAAATAAACAAGATACGTGGGCTGCTGGAGTGTTTTGTATTTTATTACCACTCGTGTTAAGAGCCGACCTATAATTGCGAGGCGTTACTGGAAGACGTAATAACTGAGTACCAGGTGCATTAGCTTCAGTCATGGGGGTACGAATAATATATGTCTTACGCCCACAAAAATGTGTGATAACCAACTCATCATCCTTTTTAGCGCCCGTGACAGTCTTGTCCACAGTAATTTCATTTTTAGGGTCTAAAGAAAGTTTATCTAAAGGCACACCAGTTTCTACTGAAGATAACCCATGAAACGCTTTTGGCATATACGGCATGACATCATTAATAACAGGAGGATTACTGTACCCAAACAATGAAGCAATACCTCCCACTGCTCGAGCCCCTATTTCAGTTGCTCGGGCAAAAGGTCCAATAATGGGTGCATCTGTTAATTTAGCTGCTACATCCGCAACAGCTGTTGCTGGTCCACTAATAATTCCAGGTTTCTCATATTCGTCTGCTTGGATCGCCAAACCAGAAGTGAGACCTGCTAATTCAACATCTGAAGCCCATGCATAACAAGAAATGTTAACATTGGATGAAACAGCACCATTGGCACTCAATAGGGTTGCGTATAACAAATATGTCACACGACCCATACGAGTAAATTCCTCAGTATCAACAGTATCAATCCATGAATCTGGATTAAGGAAAGGTAGTTCCATTTCAAAAGATGTCATATCTTGAGGGTAAATGAAATCACCAGGCATCTGGGAGAATTTGATTCTATCTAATTCCTGTCCCTCCGCTACATCGCGAAAGGTTCCATCTACTGGACAGTAACAGACCCGCAAAGCTCCATAGTAAAATGGAGAAGCATTGACCACAAATTTTAAATGTAATTTACACCTCAAACGTGCATAATTATCAAGCTTTT